CGGAGTACGCACGATAGTACGGCAAAACGGCTAAAAAAGGAACAAGTAAAAATTTTAAAAGTTAATAAGTTATGAATACACTAAAAACAGTTTTCGGAAAACTATTCAAAGAAGAAACACAATTGGCTTCTCACGAAGTTGAACTTGCTTCTTTACAAATGATTTCTTCAATGCACGATAACGGAATTGATATTTACAAACAAGGTCAAAATTGGGCAAAAGAAATGGAAGCATTTACAAAAAAAAGCCGTGAATTAAATAGACAAGCGGTTGCACTTTCAAACGGTTTAGAAAAAGAAATAAATGATTTTGAAAAACAAGCTAAAGAATTAGGAATAAACACAAATAATTTGCCTGAATTAAATAAAGCAATAAGTGTTTTAGGCCCTTTAGATAATGTTATAAAAATGACAGAACGATTTAAATAAAATAAAAATGAAAAATAGCCTAATCAATCAAATCAAAACTTTACTTGGAATGGAAGTAAAACTTGAACAAATGAAACTAATCGATGGCGTAACAGTTCTTGAAGCTGATATGTTTGAAGCTGGTAACGAAATTTTCGTAGTAACGGAAGACGAACAAAAAATACCCGTGCCTGTAGGAGAATACGAAATGGAAGACGGGCGTATGCTGATTGTTGTTGAAGAAGGAATTATTTCCGAAATTAAAGAAAAGGTTGAAGAAGAAGAAGAAGTAGAAGTTGAAGAACCTATCGAAGAAGAAGCGAAAAAAGAACAAGAAATGGAAACGGCTAAAAGCAACCCTAAAAAAGTTGTTGAAAGCACAATTAAAGAAAGTTTCTTTTCGGAAATTGAAGCATTGAAAAAAGAAAACGAAATGCTTAAAGCTGAATTAAGCAAATCAAACGAGGTTAAAGAAAACGAGGTAGAACTATCTGAAGAAGTTAAACCAATTTCTTTTAACCCTGAAAACGAAAACAAAGTTGAGTCTATAAAATTTGCGTCTAAAAGACCACGCACAATAATGGATTCAGTTTTAAATAAACTAAATAAGTAATAATTTAAAAAACAATAAAAAATGAGTACAACATTAACAAGTATCTCAAATGATTCTTTACGTCAAGTAGGTGTAATTGAAACATTAACGGGTGCAACAACTTTGACTGCTGAAGATAGCGGTAAAGTATTTATTCTAAACGCTGCTGCTGGAGCGCAAATTACACTACCTGCGGTTGCTGATGGCGCTGGACAATCTTACAAATTTGTAGTAGGTGCATTATTTGCAACAACTGCTTGGACTATTAAAGCGGCTACAAGCAAAATTCAAGGCGGTGTAATCGTGAATAGCGTTAACGTACCGGGAGCTGATGAAAACACAATTACGTTTTCGGCTTCTGCTGATACAATTGGTGATTTCGTTGAATTAGTAGGTGACGGAACAAACTGGTATGTTTTCGGACTTGGTACTTCTGCTGGTGCAATTACTTTAACCGTAGTATAAATAAAATAAAAAACTAAATAAAAATGGAAAAAATTAACCTATCAACTACTCAAAGCATTACTACAACGTATGCTGGTGAGTTCGCTGGAAAATATATCGCTGCGGCTTTGTTAAGCGCTCCAACCTTGGAAAAAGGCGGTATTACTATTATGCCGAATGTGAAATATAAGCAGGTAATTAAGCGTGTCAGTACAGATGACATCATCAAAAATGCGACGTGCGATTTTGACCCTACTTCTACAGTTACGTTAACTGAAAGAATTCTACAACCTGAATCTTTTCAAGTTAACTTACAATTATGTAAAAGTGATTTTAGACAAGACTGGGATGCAATTCAAATGGGATATTCTGCATTCGATGTTTTGCCGAAGTCTTTCGCTGATTTCTTAATCGCACACGCTGCTGAAAAAGTTGCTGCTGGAATGGAAACTTCTATTTGGAGAGGTGTTAACGCAACTGCTGGACAGTTCGCTGGAATCATGACACAATTAACTACTGATGCTTCTTTACCAGCGGCTCAAGAAATTGCGGGTACTACGGTTGACGCTACAAACGTTACTGCACAATTAGGTTCAATAATTGACGCTTTGCCAGCTGCTTTGTACGGTAAAGAAGATTTAACTTTGTATGTTTCTAATAACATTTATAGAGCTTACGTTCGTGCTTTAGGTGGCTTCGCTGCTTCAGGAGTAGGAGCTAACGGTTACGATAACAAAGGAAACAACCAAGTATTGAATGACTTGTATTTTGACGGTGTTAAAATATTCTTAGCTAACGGACTTGCTTCAAACACTGCGTTACTTTCTCAAACTTCAAACTTGTACTTTGCGACTGGTTTGATGAATGATATGAACGAAGTTAAAGTTATTGATATGGGAGATATCGACGGTTCGCAAAATGTACGTGTAGTAATGAGATTTACAGCTGATGCAAAATACGGTTTTGCTTCTGACTTAGTTACTTACGGAATCGTTAACTCGGCTAACTAAAAAACATAAACTATAATAAAGGGTGGTGCAATATACACCACCTTTTTTTTTGTTAAACTTTAAAAACTAAATAAAATGAGTTGTGATATAACAAACGGTCGAATAGAACAATGTAAAGATTCGGTTTCAGGATTGAAATCGATTTACTTTATTAACTACGACGACTTAAACCCTGATAGCGTTACGTATGTTTCAGGAACTGACGAAATTAATGACTGGACTCCAATTGCTGCTGGTGCTTTACAATTGTATAAATACGAATTAAAAGGTGCTAATAGTTTTGAAACTACAATCAATTCAAGCCGCGATAACGGTACTACGTTTTTTCAACAAACGCTTACTATTCAATTAAAAAGACAAGACGTTACAACGCATAAAAACGTTAAACTTTTGGCTTACGGACGTCCGAGAATTGTTGTTAGAACAATGACAGACCAATTCTTTTTAATGGGCTTGACGCAGGGCGCTGACGTGACAGCTGGGACCGTTTCTTCGGGATCTGCCCTTGGCGATTTTAATGGATATAATTTAACTTTTGAAGCTATGGAAGTTTCGCCTGCTAATTTCCTTGATGTTTCAACTGAAGCACAATTGAAAACTTTGTTTGAAGATGGCGCTGGAGTAGACGCACAAATAGTTACTGCTTAATTTCTTTCTTCTATATACTTGCTCAAAGGACACTTACTTCGGTAGGTGTTTTTTGTTTAAGCACAAAATCGTACTTTTGACGTTTATAATATATGATTATTCTAACTACTTCTACAAATGACCAAGACTTTGTGTTTATACCACGAAATAAAGTTTTTGATTATGTAGCTATTACGGACGATCAAACGAACGTAACAACTGAAATAACTGGTTACACTTACACACAAGGGGAATATTACGATACGTTTGAAGCTGAATTTAATTTAGTAGAAAATCATTTTTACGATTTGGTATTTATTAACGGTGCTACGGTAGTTTATAAGGATAGGATATTTTGTACTAATCAAAGTGTTTCGAGTTTTTCAGTAAACAAAAACCAATATACTGCTAATAGCACCACAAATGAATTTATAGTTTATGAGTAATATACACGTTTTAGAATTAAGTTCTTATACAACGCCAGTAATTCAAGAGTCGAAAAGAGACGCTTGGGTTGAGTTTGGCGAAGATAATAATTACTTTCAGTTTATCATTGATAGGTACGTTAATTCGACAACTAATTCAAGCGTAATAAACAATGTAAGTCGTTTAATTTACGGACGTGGTTTAAGTGCGTTAGATGCAAGTAAAAAGCCAAATGAGTACGCTCAAATGATGGCTTTATTTAATGCTGATTGTATTCGTAAAATTGTACTTGACAGAAAAATGTTCGGACAATTTGCAATGCAAGTACATTATTCACAAGATCACAAAAGAATTTTAAAGGCTTATCATATACCTGTGAATTTATTACGTGCTGAAAAGTGCAATAAAGACGGAGAAATAGAAGGTTATTATTATTCAGATAATTGGTTGGACGTTAAGAAATACGCTCCTAAAAGAATACCAGCTTTCGGATATTCAAATGAACAAATAGAGATACTTTATTCGAAGCCATATGCGGTAGGAATGAAATATTACGCTTTGCCTGATTACCAAGGTGGTTTACCGTATGCAAAGTTAGAAGAAGAAATTGCTGATTATTTAATTAACGAAGTTCAAAAAGGCTTCGCTGGACGAGTTGTAATTAACTTTAATAACGGGGTACCAACTGAAGAACAACAACAAATTATTACTGGAAAAGTAAAAAGCCAATTAACGGGACCACGTGGTGAAAAGGTAATTATCGGATTTAATAATAACCAAGAAAGCAAAACAACGGTTGACACAATGCCCGTTAACGATGCTCCAGACTTGTATAATTCATTAAGTGAGGAATGCGTTAAAAAAATTATGTTAGCGCATAACGTTACTTCGCCACTTCTTTTTGGTTTAGGTTCTGCTAATGGTTTTAGTTCAAATGCTGATGAATTAAAAAACGCTTCTATTTTGTTTGATAATATGGTAATTAAACCTATTCAAGACCAAATTATAGATGCCTTTGATAAAATTTTAGCCTTTAACAGTGTTTCTTTAAAATTATTCTTTAAAACGTTACAACCTTTGGAGTTCGTAGATTTAGAAAACGCACAAAACGAAGAACAAGTTGCTGAAGAAACGGGAACGGAATTAAGCAAAATAAACACGGAATTAGAAGAAATATTAAACGAAGTTGATGCGAACCAATTAGGCGAAGGCTGGGTAATGGTAGACGAACGAGAGGCTTCAGAAAATGACGAAGAATTAGATTCGCAATTAATTAAAGCTGAATTAGATTTAGAGCCTAAAACAACGCTTTTAAGCCGCTTAATTAACCTTGTTCAAACTGGCAACCCGCAACCCGATAAAAAGAGCGCACAAGATAAAAAAGTAGGAGATTTAAAATACTTTAAAGTTCGTTATAAATACACGGGAAATAAAGCACCCGACCGTGACTTTTGTAAAGCAATGATGTCAAAAGAAAATAGGTTGTTTAGAAAAGAAGATATTGATGCAATGAGTAGAAGGGCGGTTAATCCTGGTTTTGGCGAAGGCGGTGCAAATACGTATGATATATTTCGTTTTAAAGGTGGTCCACGATGTCACCACAAATTTTCAAGGGTAACTTTTATGTTAGATTTAAACGCTATTGAAAAAGGTTATTCTGAAATAGGAACAAGAGCAGCAGAAATTAAAGGATATAAAGTAACGAACCCTTACGAAGTTTCAATATACCCTAATAATTTACCTTTAAAAGGGTTTAGCCCGCGAAATAAAAATTTACCTTCAGACGTAATATAAAATGGCAGAAGCACTACTCATAACAAGACAAGACGTTGTTAAGTTCACTGCAATGAATGGCAACGTAGACACTGACAATTTTATTCAGTACGTCAAAATAGCACAAGACATTCACATTCAAAATTACTTGGGTACTGATTTACTTGAAAAATTAAAGTCCGAAATTATTTTAGCTTATTCAGGAATACCGACAGCCATTACAATAAGCAACCAAGGTACTGGTTACACTACGGGAACTGCTATAAATACAACAAGCGCAACGGGAACGGGTCTAAAATTAAATATTACGGCGGCTGGTGGTTTAATTACTGCGGCCACAATTAACACGGCGGGTACGGGTTATAAAGTAGGAGATACGGCAACGGTAACGGGCGGCACAAATGGAGCGGTTACAATAAGTTCAATTTACACAATACCAACTGATTACAATAATCTTTTAGTTACGTATGTAAAGCCGATGCTTATACACTGGGCTATGGTTGAATATTTACCCTTTGCGGCTTATACAATAGCTAATAAAGGGGTCTACAAACACAATTCGGAAAACGCTACTAATGTAGAAAAGGTAGAAATTGACTTCTTAATAGAAAAAGAGCGTTCAATAGCGCAGCATTATACTGAAAGATTTATTGATTATATATCATTTAACAACGATTTATTTCCTGAATACAATAGTAACTCAAACGGGGATATGTATCCGGATACAAATAATAATTACACTGGCTGGTATTTATGAAGAATTACAAACCAAAAGACGAAAACATAAAGAAATTATTAACCTATTTAAGTAAGCAAAATGGCAAACGTAAAGATAAGTCAATTAACGGCAAAGGGAAGTAATATAGTTGCTACCGATCGTTTTGCAATTGCACAAGACGATGGAGGTGGTACGTTTTCAAGTAAGTACGTAACGGGCGCACAAGTATTCAATAAAACAATGGTTACTTATTCGGCTTCGTTAAACAACTTAACTTTATCGGATGCTAATAAAATTATAAAAACGGATCGCGGTACGGCTAACGATTTACGTATTCCGTTAAATTCAAGCCATGCGTTCCCGATAGGTACGGAAATGATTGTGTATCAACATGGCGCTGGACAAACAACTATCGCTGGGACTGCTGGAGTTACCTTACATTCAACAGGCGGTAAAACTAAAACAACGGGACAATATTCCGTTGCAACCTTAATAAAGGTAGGTACTGATGAATGGGTTTTATTCGGAGATATAACAACTTAAAAAAATGGCAAATGCAAATGGATGGGGCGACGGTGCTTCAAATAATAATATAGGCTGGGGAAAAGGTGCTGATAATGCCATAGGCTGGGGTTCGGTTTATTCCGTTTCTGAAGCTGGTGCAACTGATATTATAGGAACTCCAGCGGTTGACCCCGATGCACAAGCATTTATAACAGCAGCTGCAATAACAGACCCTACTCAACAAAGTGCTATTAATACTTTGGTAGTTGACTTAAAAGGATACAGCTTGTGGAT